CCGCATCGCCAAGGCCATCGGCGAGGCGCACCCGGCGCCAAGCGCCCCGAGCCTTGCCGACAGCCACCTGGAGGCGCTCAGCCCGCCGGAAGTGGTCTATGACGGCACGGAGGAACCTGCGGAGGGCCGGCGCTTGCTGTTCGAGCAGATTGGCCGCCTCCTGGATGTCGTCGAGGCTGAGCCGACCTACGCGGGCCTGGCGATCGACGTCATCCACGACAAGGCCACGAACCAGGTCTTGTGCGTTCGCCTGGTGCCAGTCGATGTGCTGTCCGAGGGTTGCGAGCCGAGCCGGCGCATCGCGGCGTAGGCCGGGCCTGGGAACGGAGAAAAAGGAAACTGGCCTTTCGGCCAGCCCCTTAAGATGGATAGAGGCGCCCCATTCGGGGCGCTTTGCTTTAGAGCTCGGGATTTTCGACCAGGCCGCCAGTCTCCGGGCACTCGACCAGGAGCCGGTAGCGCTTGGCCAGGGCGAGGAGCAGTTCCGGCGTGGCGTTGATTCGCAGCTCGCAAACCGCGATGCAGAAGGCCCGATAGTTTGGCGCGGTCGGCATGGGCGCGGCGCTTGGAGCTAGGTGCAGGATGCTCATGCGGTAGCCTCTCTTCGCTCGACCTCAGCGATAGCGCGTTGCAAGCCCTTGTCACCCTCCCAGCCGATGTAGGCGCAGCGGGTTGAATGCGTGATCCCGGTTTTGTACACCTCGTAATGCCCGTTAGGCAAGCGCAACACCCAATGCGCACCTCGTTCATGCACGATGTCTTTTAGCTTGTAGTTCATGATAGCCCTTAACAGTAGTTGGCGTAATCGGTGCGCAGCGATTCGCGCGCATTGCGGATGGTCTCGACCAAGTCGCGCACTTCATCGCGAACGTAGCTCATGCATTGCTGATGACGCAGCACAAGGCACTCACGTAAGCGGATAAGCGAATCTTCGATCGTGTTTTCCAGCTTGCGCGCCGCATCCCATTTTTCGCTATCCTCGCAGGCCATTTCAGCAAAGCTTTCGGCGTGAGCATCAGCGGCGCGCGCCGCTTCCCGCTCATTGTCGAATACCTCATTGAAGTAGACGCGCTCATCGTTTGATGTCCACCGATACCCGGCGATGTAACGGCCATGCGGGAGCATGCCGACAATGCCGATTGCTTTTTCATCTTGATGAATGTCGGCGTACCATCCGGTATGGTCGACGGGCGAATCAGCAATGTCGTGCGCGTCACGCTCATTTCGGAATTGCTCACCAGTGTGGCAATACCAAATTTCACGGCGCGCATAGCCCTCACCATTGAACCCTTGCGAAAGCTCCCCGTAAGAGTCGCGCCAGTTGTCAAAGCCGTACCGACGTGCGGCCCGCCAATCGGCCAGCTGAAGAGCTGGCGGACGGTTCCCTGTTTTGCTTTGTGCTGCGAGCATGCGCAGGTTAGCCATGCGGGCGGGCGTTCCGCCCTTGTTCAATTGCAGATAGATTGGTGCGGTCATGATAGTCTCCAGTCAGGTTTAAGAAAAGTACATGCCGACAATGACACTGTCGGAATTGCGGCCGGCATATTTCACCAGCACACCAGAAAACATCGAATCAGAGAAGTAACCATCCCATGATTCCATCCCGCAAGCATGGCCACAGCGCATGAATTCGCCCAGGTCGTACACTTGGCCCTTGTAACGGAAGAAAGAGCGGCTATCGTTGCCAGCGTCAATGGCAGGCCAATCGAGATAATCGAATTCGGCCCGCTCTTTTGCCGACAGCCCATAAGCTTCGACAATATCGCGCCTGGCGTTATTGGTGCGGATGGTAAGCATAGCAAGTCTCCAAAAAGTTAGACGGTAAAGCCCGTCCCGCAAGCCCCTCAGTTTGCACGAAGGGCTTGCGAGCTGGGTTTTACGCGGCTGAGGTTACAGGTTGACGGCAGAGAAAGCCGGCTGCTCCCATATCAGCGCGGAATTCGGCAACCATGGCAGAAAGCCGCGCATTAAGCATTGTCTCCAGTTCGGCGCGTGGCGCGGTCAGTTGCTCATCGGTAGCATCAGGCCACACTGCGCACCTGCGAGCCGCGTCAAGGTCGCGCTCTTTGCCCTCACTGTGCCCAGTTACTACTTTGATGAAGCGGACCGGATACGACTTGATGGCGTCGCAAAATTCTTGCGCCTCAGTGAGGCTATCGAACGGGCATTCATACCATTCAACGGCGTAGCCCTCAATTGTGTACTTAGGTGAGAAAGCATAAGTATCGCCGGGCTTGTTGGCATGCTCAACAGCCAAAGGTGCCCACGGCGTACGGTTCGGGTTACTAGCTGGCGTACTAGCGTTGAATTCAATGCGGGCCTTCAGCCATTTCAAGAATTTAGGCTTAATACGCTGCTTAATTGGGAAGTCGCCGAATTGGATAACCTCATTCCAGGAATTAGGCTCACCTTTTTTAAAGCCGCGAGAATCCCTGTCTGAGGCGTGATAACAAGTGTTAGCAACGTAGTGCATTGGCCCATCTTCGCTGAACAAATGCCACTTGATAAGTGGCGCCAGTTCAGGGAACGATTCGACAATCGCTTCATGAATGCAACCACCCATAGCCCAATCATGCGCACGTGGTTCCTGAACGTGGCCAGTGATTGCAAAAGATTGGTGCCCGTTTTTGCAATCGTCGTCAAACCGGATTTCTACAGTGATAGCGCTTCCTGCTTTAAATCCGGGTGCGCTGTACGGGCGCGATGCGATGAAACACTGATTACGGAAAAGCCCGGTAGCAGTGTCAATTATGCGATTACCCATGCGGCCGACAACACCGTTGATCGTGTGGGCGTGCTCTTTGGTGTGGATTTCGTTTGCCATTTCATTTCCCCTTAAATTGTTGTTTAAAATCGACAGGCGCATCGCGGTGCGCTTGATACAGCTTGCTACGGTAGATGGTCGACAGCGCAATGCCTACGCGCTCAGCGGCCTGCTTTGCGTTGTACCCTTTGGTCTGGATCAGGTACATTGCCGCTTGCACGGCGGAAGATGGACGGCCGCTCATTGCCCAGGCTCCTCGTTTTCAATGACTTCCACGCAAGCCCAGTCAGGGTATTGCACAAAAGCGACGCCATACGCCTCCTCGGCGCTGTCGGCTTGCACGTTGCCGCGCTTGCACTCGCCATCCCAATTTTCGAGAACTACAGTAAAATTCGCAGCCATAATTTGCTCCCAGGTAGAGGGGCCACACTGCGCAGCCCATGAACAGAACTGTATAGCATGATGTAGCACATTGCAAGCAATCACTGAAAAGGGCTTAGACATAAAAGTTATAATTGCGCGGCTCTATATTCCCCTTTAGCCTATTGCGCCGTGCAATTTGCTGTGTGCAGAATAGCCACTCGTCAGGTATCCTCACGGCAATATGCAAACCACTACTAGTCAAAACCCGCTCGTAAATTGGGCCATGGTCCGCGAAGAGTACGAAAGTTCTCTGATATCGGCCCGCGCGCTTGCAAAAAAATACAACACCAGTTCGCAAGGCGTGCAATACCACGTCAAGCGGGGCAATTGGCAGCGCCCCGCTGAGTTCGCAGAACACGGCAACCGGCTGAAACCTGAGAGCGTCAAGCTCAAAGCGCCTGGCAGCGACCTGGCAGCCGTAGGCTCTCACTTGACCGAAGTGCCAATCGCGAACGACATTGAGGCGTTGGCAGAACTGCGCCAGCGAATCATCAGCCAGCACAAGGTGAGCGTGTCGCGGGACATCGGCTACCTTGATCTATTAGAGAAGAGCATCATGGAGAAGAAATCAGCGCCGCTCCAGAAGCTGAAGGCACTGCAGGACATCGTGAAGATAAGAGGCCAATTGATCGAGCTGGAGCGGCAAGCGCATAGCATGGTTGCGGGTGGCGATGCAGGTAAGGGGGTGACGAATGTTCAAGTCAACGTCAATGTGAGTCCGCAGGATGCATATCGCGCTATGCTGGAGGGTGGGAAATGAACGGGTAGGCGGGTCAGGGCTGGGAGAAAAGCCCGCAGAAAATCGCAGACCCCCTCCCACAACCCCCTTTTCTCCTGGCCGGCTGCTCGATATACAGTACCTCACCAGACGAGTACGCACGCACATTGCAAACAGCTATGCGCCCAGTGCATTATGTAATTTTCTACAAACTATATGCAAGCCGCACATCATAGATTGCCGAAGGGGTGCAGTTTGCGCTTTGCTGCGACATAGGCGGCGTGGGCTTCTTCGGGCGTGTCGAAGCGGCCGAGGTTTTTGCTCTTCCCGTTCAGCCCTATGCGAGCCAGCCATTTGCCCTTGGCCTTGTCCCAGTTCACGCCCAGGTAGCCGCTGGTGCTGCCCTTCTGCGCTTGCATCTGATTTTGCCCGTTCTGGGCATTCGTCGCTTCGCGTAAGTTGAGCCATGCGTTGTTCGTGTTATCGCCGTCCCGGTGATCGACCATGTGCGCCGGCCAAGTACCGGTTACGTAGAGCCAGGCAAGCCGCGCCGCGCGGTAGTTCCGGTAGTCGATACTGGCGATAAAGGCGCCGTCTTTATCCTTGCGCACGAGAGTTTGGCCGACCGCGACGCGCCAACTTGTCGTCTTGATGCGCGTGAAAATACCGGTGGCCGGATCGTAATGGAACAGTTCTTTGAGACGAGCTTGAGTTAAAATGGCGGCAGCCATGAGACCTCCGTGAAAGGTTAAGTGAGCAGGGGCGGAGCGGCGTTGGTAGCGCTTCTCCGCACCGACTATCCTACTCGGCTTATTGCCAGAGCACAATGCCGAGCGTACACTGCGCAGATGGCAAACCCCGAATACGCTTCCCATAAATTTGTTCCAGACAATTTCGACTGGAAACACCCGAACTACGACGAGGTCTACGCCGAGCGCGTGGCCCGACTGAAGCGGCTGCGCGAAATGCCAGGCAACCTGCCCGCGCTCAAAGCCTATTACGCCCTGAACCCTGCGATCTTCATCAGCGACTGGATGCTCACAAGTGACCCTCGTAATGCGGAGATCGGGCTGCCAGTGGTCGTGCCTTTTATCCTTTTCCCCCAGCAGGTCGAGTTCATAGACTGGATGCATACTTTGTGGTTGGCGCGCTCGGACGGCTTGGCCGAGAAGTCGCGCGACGTCGGCGCCTCATGGCTGTGCGTCGCCTTCGCGGTATGGATGTGGACCTTCTACCCTGACACCGTGGTCGGCATCGGATCACGTAAGGAGGGACTCCTGGACAGCGCTGGCGACCCGAAGACGTTGTTCTGGAAAGCTAGACAATGTATTAACTTTTTGCCGGCCGAGTTCAAGCCGGCCGGCTGGAACGAGCTCAAGGACGCGCCGAACATGCGCATCATCAACCGCGTGAATGGCTCGACCATCATAGGGGAGAGCGGCGATAATATCGGTCGCGGTGCACGCGCGTCGCTGTACATCGTGGACGAGGCAGCCTTTCTGGATAACCCGGACGCGATCGACGCTGCGCTGTCCCAGACCTCGAATGTAAAACTTTACATCTCCACCCCGAACGGCGCGGGCAACAGCTTCTACCGGCGCCGGCACGGCGGCCGCGTGAGCGTCTTCACCTTCTCTTGGACGGCAGACCCCCGCAAAGATAAAGCCTGGTACGACAAGCAAGTCGCAACCCTCGACCCAGTCATCGTCGCGCAAGAGATCGACCTGCAGTACGAGGGCTCCGTGGCCAACGCGTTCATGCCCGCCGACCTGGTCAGTACCGCAATGCGGCGAGGCCCAGCCGACGTGCAGCCAGTCGGCGGGCTGCGCGTAGGCCTGGATGTCGCCCGCTTCGGCGACGATAAGTCAGCGATCACCATTCGCCGCGGGCGCGTCGTGCTCAAGCAGATCGTGCTGGCCAAGCTCGACGTCGCGCAGGTGGCCGCCCGGTGCAAGATGGAGATCGACGCTTTTAAGGAAAAGCCCGAGCAGATCGCGGTCGACACCATCGGCGTGGGCGCCGGCGCCGCCGACATGCTCCGTGCCTGGTACCCGGACTTCACCGACCGCCGCACCGGCCGCCTGCACAAGGTGGTGGTCGACGTCAACAGCGCGAGCCGCATGGCAGACGGCAGTCACTACAACCTCCGGGCGTTCATGTGGGCGCAGATGAAGGAGTGGATGCGCGAGGGGTCCATCCCCAACGACAACGACCTGAAGGTGGACCTGACGGCGCTGAGGTACAACTTCAAGGGCGGCGAGCTGATCCTTGAGAGCAAGGAGGACGCGAAGCGGCGAGGGGTCAAGAGCCCGGACCGGGCCGACTCCCTGGCCATGACGTTCGCGGTGCCGACGATCGTGCGCGCCGACAAGCACACCGCGCGCCTGCCGCGGTACAAGAGCACGGTGCCAGGCGTGGGGTGTTTGGGTTGAGCCAGCCCGACCCCGATTGACATTGCCGCCTGTCAAGGCTTACACTGCGATTCATTGCGTACAATTCAATTGAGGACAGGCGATGCCCATCACCCCAACTTTTGCCTCAGTCGGAGACGGCGACGGGTCTTATTCCCTCCTCACCTGGCCGCTTGTCACAGCCACCCCTGACGGCCTGCCCTTCGAGATGCTGGACAAGGCTGAGTGCTGCATCCAGTCCACCGGCACCTACGGCGGCGCCACGGTCTCGTGGCAGGGCAGCAACGACGGGACGAACTGGTTCACCTGCACGAACGTGGCCGGCGGCACCGCCGCCACGATGACCGCCACCGGCGGCATGCAGATCATCGAACGCCCCCGCTACATGCGCCCGAACCTGACCGTGGTCGGGGCTGGCGCCACCATCAGCGTGACCGCAATGCTGCGCCGCAACCAACCAGGGCGGCTGTGATGAACGACGCGAAGAACACCCAGTCGAAGGATTACGCCGGTGCCGTGCAGTTGCTGCGCCGCCTGTCCCAGCAGTTCCAGGGCATGGTCGACGCCGCCGACATCCTCGAGCAGGTAGGCCCGCCAGCGCAGGCCCTGGCCGAACTGACCCAGCAGATCGCAGCCGCGCAGGGCGAACTGGCCGTGGCCAAGGGCGCACTCGCACAGGCGGCCACGAACCTGGTCCAGGTGCAGGCGACCGCCGAGGCAACCGTGCGCACGGCGAACGAGGACGCAGGCCGCATCGCGCAGAACGCCGCGAACGAGGCGGCAGCGACGCTCTCAGCAGTAACCCAGCAGTGCGAGCAGGTCCGGCAGCATGCCGACACGCAGGCCGCCAGCGCTGTGACCACCGCCATGGCCGCGGCGCAGGAGCGGATCGACGCGCTCACCCGGCAGGCCGACGAGGCGAACGCGGCAGCGAACAGCGCCATCGCAGCGCGCGCCGCCGCCGAGGCACAGCTCGACACCATCAACGGCCTCCTGGCCGAGGCGAAGGCGAAGGTCGCCGCGCTCAACAACATCTAAAGGACAGCCATGGCACGCGGTGACGCACACTGGTTCGAGGCCGCGACGCTCTCAGCGTGGACGGGTACGAGCTTCAACCTCTCCTCCGACACGCTCAAGATCGGGATCGTGACCAATGCGACGGTGCCGACCGTGGGCACGACTGACCCGCGCTGGGGCGCTGGCGGCACGACGAACTTCTCAAGCAACCAGGTGGCGACCGCCACAGCGTACACCGGCCCGATCACCGCAGCGTCCGTGACGTTCACGCGCAGCAGCGGCGTGTCGACCCTGGACATCGCCGACATCACTGTCGCGCAGGACGCGGCGGGCTTCACCAACGCCTACTGGGCGATCCTGTACGACGACACCCTGGCAGGTAAGCATGCACTGCTGTACATCGACCTGGGCGGCCCGGTCTCGATCGCCGGCGGCGCGCTGAACTTCGCGATCAACGCGGCCGGCCTGCACACGAAGACCGCAACTTAAACCTCCGACAAGGACGAACATGGCTCTCACCAACGCGCAGCTCACCGCCCTCAAGGCCGAGATCACGGCCGACCCGGCACTGAACGCGCTGCCCAACACCGCCGACGACGCGTTCACCATCGCCGACGCGCTGAACCTGACGGT